CCGCTTAAATAAAATGACCGAACAAGAACAAAAACTAGATAGCTTATCCAAAGAATTGTCGGCGTTTCAACTTCGTTTTTTTAATGAGTTTTTACCGAAAATAAACGCTTTGGATTTACAAAAGTTTATCTCCTTGGAGGAAAAAATCCGCAGTTTTGACTCGGTGTTTCAAAATATGAACTCCCGAATAGAAAAACTAGATACCCCAATAAAAACTTATATTATCAAAGCGACTGCTAAAACCTCCGAGCAAGATAAACAATATGTTTGGGAAAAAACCGACACAAAGCCGTGGTATAGGCGATTTTTGGAATAATGGTATAATAGATATTATGCCGATAATGGAAAGGCACAAAAGAGTGCTTAAAAAAATGTCCAAAAATGTGGGATTAACCCGAAATGACGCAATGGTGGCGGAAGGTTATAAAAAAACTTATATTGATAGTGGAAATATAGCTGAAACTGATAGTTGGAAGTTGTTAATGGAAAAGGAATTACCCGATTCTCTTTTAGCCAAACGGCATAAAGAACTTTTGAATAAGAGAGAAGTAATAAAAGAATTTAACGATATTACCGGCTTATATGATAAAAAAGTTATAGACGAACCCGACACTCAAGCTGTGTCAAAAGGTCTTGAAATGGCTTATAAATTAAAAAGAAAATATCCCACAGAAGGAGGAGTAAGCGTTAATACTGTTATAATTTCATTTGATGAATCTTTACGAGCATCAGCAAAAGGTTGGAAAGAGTCCGGCAAGATTTAAAGTAATTAGGGGAGGAAGGCGCGGGGGCAAAACTCTTTTAGAAACCGAAATTTTAATTGCTAAAGCAACTTACAAAGGGGGCAGGAGTATTTTCTTTATCGCTCCGACTCAAAAGCAAGCCCGTTCAATTATTTGGGAGTCTTTAAAAAATCGTTTAGGAAAAATAGGCGAACCGAACGAATCAAGGCTGGAAATGAAAATCCCGTCCCAAGACGGCAAATCCTCAACAATTTTCGTTGCTGGTTGGGAAAACAGGGAAAACTTTAGGGGACAGCCGGCGCATCACATAACTTTTGACGAAACGGATACTATGAAAATTTTTTTTGTCGGTTGGCAGGAAATTTTTCGTCCGGCTTTATTGGATACTAACGGAACAGCCGATTTTATCGGTACTCCAAAAAAAGAAAACCCCAACCTTCGCCGCCTTGAGAAAATGGCTGATAAAGACTGGGAGCTATTTCATTTCACTTCTTGGGAAAATCCGTCTATTCCTAGAGAGGAACTAGAAAGAGCGAAATTGGATATGGATGGAGAAACTTACGCTCAAGAGATAATGGCTGAATATGTGGATAATATCAGTTCGTTATTCCATTATACATCTCTCGTGGATATGTTTTCCAACACGATTACCAAAAGCCCTGAAAAATATCTTATTGTGGATATCGCCGATGACGGCTCGGATAAGACAATTTTTAATTTTTGGCAAGGACTGGAAAGTTATCGCATAGAACAATTTGAGCGGCTAAACACCGAAGGAATAATAAACCAGATACGGGAATATGCCTCGCAAGATAGGATACCTTATTCGCAGATAGCGGTGGACGCGATTGGAGTTGGTGCTGGCGTTGCTTCTAGCTCTCTATTGGACGGGATTATAGGTTTTAAGTCTTCTTATCAAGCGTTGAGAACGGATCAAAGCATAGTCCACTTGCCCAATGTCCATTATCTTGACCACGCGCCGCTTGTTTCGGAATACAGGAATCTTCGCTCTCAATGCGTATTTACTTTGGCTGATTTGGTGAATAATCATAACATTGCGATAAAAACCCAAGATGTTAGAATTAAAGAGAAGATTATTGAGGAGCTGGCTTTATATCAAGATGCCTCTAAAGGGGACGGAAAGAGATTTGCTACCGAAAAAGATGATATTAAGGCTATACTTGGCAGAAGCCCTGATTTATCGGATACTTTGATTATGAGAATGTATTTTGAGCTAAAAGGCCGTTTATTGCCCCATCAAAGTGAGGACAGAGCCAGAATTGATGAAAAGTTGGAACAACATTTTAGAAGAAATGAGGCAAGACAGAGTATGAATAGCGCGAAATAGCACTTTACTTTTATTTGTGGTATAATTAAAGCATGCCTTTCAAATATGTTGGTCGTGGAAAATATAAGAGTCCAAGCGGGAAGACCTTTACAACTAAACAAATAAAATTATACTATGCGACAGGAGGCACTTTTAATAAAAGGCGTAAAAAGAAAAAATTATAAGCTAAAAGTGATGATATGAATGATACAAGACATCTATGAAGTAGTCCGGCTCGCAGAATCAAATTATCTTCAAGGCAAAACTAAACTTGGGGATTATGTTGAGCGTTCCCAACACGAAGTAATCCAAAGAATAGACGCTTACTCAAACTCCAAACATATTTCAGGCGACAAGGATTCTCTGGGCAGAGATAAGCCGTTTTTCAATATCGTAACCGCCGCAATCAATATCTGGTATAGGGCGACTGATTTAGATAGAAAGAATATAAAATTTATTCCTACTTCGCAAAAGAGTATTATTTTGGCTTTTGTGGCGGGAGTTCTTTTACAAAATTGGATGGATAAAAACAGATTTGGGCAGTTCCTGAATTCTTGGGGGCGTTCTCTCGCCAAATATGGTTCATCGGTAGTTAAATTTGTGGAAAAAAAAGGAGAATTGATAGCTTCTGTTATTCCTTGGAATCGCTTAATCGTAGACCCTGTGGATTTTGACGCTTTACCTCGTATAGAAAAGTTTTATAAGACTCCCGCCCAGCTTCGCAGAATGAAAGAATATAACAAAGCCAAAGTGGATTCTTTAATTTCCGCCATAACAGCCCGCAAGACTTTATCGGGTTCTCAAAAAGATAATCAAAGTGAATTTATAGAGTGCTGGGAGGTTCACGGAGAATTGGATTCCCGTTTATTGGACGATAATCCTGATTTGAACCGTGAAGATAAAGATATTAAATATATCCAGCAAATGCACGTGATTTCTTTTGTCAAAAACGATAAAGAAGGTTATAACGATTTTTGCCTTTATAAAGGGCGAGAATCCAAAGACCCGTATATGATTACGCATTTGATTGAAGAGGATGGGCAGACGCTTGCTATTGGAGCGGTAGAATCATTATTTGACGCTCAATGGATGATGAATCACACGGTTAAAAATATGAAAGATACTTTGGACATAATTTCCAAACTTATAATGCAGACCGCCGACCCGCGTTACACGGGTAGGAATGTGCTTTCCGGCATAGAATCTGGCGACATATTCACCCACGAAATTAATATGCCTCTTACGAGGGTTGCAAATGATAAGCCGGACATTACGGCTTTACAAAACTTTGCACAGATGTGGAGAGGATTAGCCCCTGAAATTACCGCAACTCCTGAAGCAATGCGGGGAATTACTCCCGTTTCTGGCACGCCTTTGGGAACTACGCAGCTTTTGGTTTCCCAAGCTAACTCGCTTTTTGAGATAATGACCGAGAACAAAGGGCTTGATTTGGAAGATATGTTAAGAATCCATATAATCTCCAATCTCAAAAAACAACTAAAGAACAAAGACGAAGTGGTGGGAATTTTAAATGACGCGGGCATACAGGAAATTGATGCTATTTATATTCCCAATAAAGCCATAAAACTTCACAACGAAAACTTTAAGAACTCTGTTTTGGCTGGAAAGATTCCTGCTCAATTTGACAAGTTTGCTATGGAAGATACTATTAAGCAAGGTCTTGCTCTATTAGGCAATAAAAGATTTTTCATTCCCGATGATTTGAGAAAAATGAACTGGGATGAGTTGTTTTCAGATTTTGAATGGGATAATATAAGAGTGGAAATTACGAATGAAAATGTAGATAAGCAGGCAGTCCTCCAAACTCTTAATATGGTTTTGACGACAATAGCCCAAAATCCCGCAATTCTTCAAGATCCTAACGCCAAAATGTTGTTTAACGCTATTTTAACGGAAACGGGAAGAATCTCTCCGCTTCAGCTTACTAGCAATATTCCTAGCCAAGTTCCATTACAAGCTAATCCGGCCATACCTGAAATGGCAGGCGCGGGTTAGGAGGTCGGTTTGTTTGTAGACCTGCTCGTAAGAGTAAGTAAACAACCTAGCCCGCAAAAAAGGTCAATTATCAATTAAAGGTAGTTAATAATATGGTAAAAAAACAAACAAAAAAGGTAAAAGAAAAAAAGGTAAAAGAAGTAAAATCAGCAGAGCCAGTAGAGCAGGTTATTGAGCCAGTAGAGCCAGTAGAACTGGCAGAACTTACCCCGCGAGAAAAAGCATGGGAACATTTCAAGGATACTATGAAAAAATATAACCCCAAAAAGTTTGAGAAAATGATGGCTAATGGGGAATTGGACAAGATGCCCGACAAATTTACTTTTTAAGAATTATCAGTTAAAATAAAAATAATGGATTCAAAAATGACGATGGAAGATTTATTAAAAGGCAATTTTCGCCCTTACATTTCGGCGGATGATATTGGCTTGATTCGGGAAACCTTCAAGAATAATCAGAGATTGCTCAAAGTTCTTCAAAAAGTATTTTTGCCCTCTGCCGGAGATTCAGAAATGTCGCCGGAAGAGTTTGGCAGAGATATTTGGATGAAAGGAGTGGATTGGTCGCAAGTGGCGGATAAAGAAGCCAAGCCCTTGATAGTGGGCAGAGATTTGGCGATTAAGTTTATTATGGGGGGGTTGATTCATTTAAGGGAATTGGCTGAAGCAAAAGAAGAAACTCCCACAGAGCGAGCTTTGCGGTTAAAGAAAGACAGCTCAAAATGATTTACTTGCGATTTGCTTGCTTTTTGAAAAGGTGATATAATTATTAGAATAGTTAATTGGCGGAGGAGTTCCGCCTCATCAAACTCCTATTTATGGCAGATATAAACACTTGGGCGGACTTCGGCGCCTTATCCGATGACGAACGGAGCGCGTATGCTCCAGAGGATTTGGAAACTCTTAAAACTTCCATAGCTGAAAATGAGGCTAAATTGGCGGAGGAACGAGTTAAAGCTGATGAAGAGGCTAAAAAAGCCAAAGAGTTGGCAGAAAACTACAAAATCCGAGCCGAAAAAGCTGAAAAAGAGGCTAAATTGGGGAAAGACAAGGAAAAGGAAGTTCAGTTGTCGGCTAAAGATGCTCTTGCTTTTATAGAGGCAAAGGTTTCATCTGAAGACTATGATGAGGTTATCAGAATCGCAAAGGTTCTTAATATAACCCCGTCTGAAGCTCTTAAAGATAAAACCACGCAAGCGATTCTTGCGACCCGTTCAGAGGAACGGCGAACTGCCGAAGCTACCCAAACGGGCAGAACACAAAGAGGAACATCTGTCCAAACAGGCGAAAATTTGTTGGAACGGGCCGAATCAACTGGGGAAGTGCCTGAAGATGAGGAAGGTATGAAAAAAATGTTTCAGGCAAAACTGGCTAGAAAACTCAAGAAGTGATGGATTGATTTTTTGAGCCATAAGTGGTGGATTATCAGACAATAATTCACTAAAAATGGCAAATACACTTTCAACTTACACTTTGCGGCATAAATACTTTATGTCTAATCTGCATCAAGCGTTAAGGAACGCTTTGGTTGCGGAAAAGATTTGTAAAGTAGACCGCACAGACCTTAAAACGATAGAAAACCCGTATATCACGGCAACGACGGCTACAATTCAAGCGGTGGCAGGGACTTATACCACCAGTGCGATGACGACTACCGAAGACTCATTGTCGGTGAACGACGAGGTTTTTGACGCGACCCATGTTTATCGTTTTGAATCGCTTACGGCGAACTTCAATCTCATTTCAGACTTTCTTGATGAATTGATTTATCGGGTATCAGAGAAAGTGGATGTATTCGTTCTAAACAAAGTCCTTGATATAGCAACGGGGACTTATACAACTCCCGCTGGAGGGTTTTCAACCGCTTCTAATGTCTTGACGATTGTTTCCGAATTGCTTGGCAAAGTCGGAGGTTATCAGTCAGGCGTGGCTTCACGACCATTCTTGGTAATTGAAAATACCGATATGGGAGGCGTTATTTTGGCGCAAGCTTCGTCCGGCTTTACTTACGCGGACGCGGCTCTTCATAATGGCCTTCAGACCAACATTATGGGAGTTGATGTTTTTGTTGTAAGAACCGGAACTTTCCAGACCGCGACTATTGGAACTCTTACGGCAACCAATTCCGGCAAAAGATTATTCGGGATTTCCAATCTCGCTGTTTTCGCTTGGCCTAGAGGAGTGGAATACAAAGAGATAGACGTGCCAGCAGGCTCAGGCACAGGCCGGCTTGGCAAAGAAGTCGTGGCCTCGGCTTATATCGGAGCTACGATTTGGGTCCCCCACAGGCCTCTATTTATTGAGATAACGTTAGCTTAATATTACCAACCCTATATTAGTTTAATTCTATGAAAAAGATTTGTATAAGGTGTAGCAGAGAAAAGGAAAGTAAATATGCTAACCTATGCAATTCATGTGCAGTAATAATTGATAGAAATAAGCACGTTAAAAGATTTAAAGATTTCGTTGATAAATATAAATTAGAGCAAGGATGTATTGATTGTGGATATCGGAAAAACTCAGTTGCACTAGATTTTGACCATGTTCGTGGAGAAAAATTGCAAACTTTATCAGAACTAGTTAGAGGAAGATATAGATATCCAACAATGGATGTAATTCTTGAAGAAATTGCTAAATGTGAAATAAGATGTGCTAATTGTCATAGGATTGTTACCAAAAATAGATTATTAACTAATTAGCTTTTACGGGTTGGAGCAGTGGGGGTTTCCATCACTGCCCCCACCCCTCTGACCCGTAAATAATAAAAAACACAATGAATAAAACAGAAAAAATCGTGTTGGGGGTTGTAGTGTTAGGACTTGTTGTTGTTGGCTATTGGGCGAAAACTCCGGTTAAACAAGAGGTTTCCTACGAACAAATAATCAACGCGATTAACAGCAAAGGCGATGAACTTGGGGCTTTATCCAATCCAGACCTTATTTCAAATTGGTTTAGTTTTGGCGGAACAAGGGAATGGGCTTACAAATCAAATATGCTGTCATCTGGCGTAGCTTCAACAACTGTATGCTCTTTTAGAAGCCCTAATGCCACTACCACGCTTGAAATGGTTTCGGCTAATATCGCTACAAGCAGTTTTGCGACTTCAATAGATATTGGTTATTCGCAAGGATTATCTTCAACGACAGACCAAGTATTGACTCCAGCTCTTCCTACCGCTACGACTACGATTATAGCTAGGGCAAATCTTGCTCTTAACGCGTATCCATATTTTCTAAACGCCACGAGTTCTCTTACTGGCACTACAACGGAAAAAACTGGCATGCAAATTCAGGATAATATCATTTTTCCAAGAAGTTATATCAATGTGAAAGTCGGACCACAATCTTCAACTACTAATCTTATTGGAGGAACTTGCAAAGTTAAATTCCTAGAACTATGAGTAAAGAAACCAAAATTCTTTTAAGTTCGGTTTTCGCGGGCTTGATTTTGGTTGTTTCTCTGTTTGTTTGGAATGGCTTGGCTTTGGGTGGCGTGGCTAAAAATGAAATTGCTTCAAGAGATGAATTTCGTAATTTTACTTTCTTTGCCAGTTCCACTGCCCAAATAAATCTAAACTTGAATGTCGGCACGACTACAGATGCCACTTCAACTGACATAACTTCTTACTTTGACACACAAAATTTCAAAGATAATGGTTATTTCGTGATTAAGGGGGCTAAAAAAGTAACAATGTATTTCGCACGAGATGCGACTACCGATATTGGAAATTCAAAGTTTAGAGTTCAGGTTACTCCTGATGGTATTACTTGGCTTAACTACAACAAATTAATTAGTAATGTTACCAATACAAATTCTCAGAATCTTACTAGAGTTGGATTTGTTACGATTACCGGTTCCGCAACATCAAGCCCGAACGCGACAACAACCGCTACACTAGACCCCGATGATTCTTGGTATGGGGTCAGATGTATAGTTGTTGAAACTACCGATGGAATGCATTATTGTTCCGCGACTGCTTCTTGGTAGAACTCATATTACGCTCCTTTTGTTGGGGGCGTGATTATGAGCTTTACCAATAAAATACAATAATGCTATTCACAGATATTGCTTCTAGGGTAAGTTTTCTGACCGGCACGACTGTAACTTCATATACCGCCGCTAATTTGACTTTGGCTGTAAATCGGGCATTGGAGAGGGTGGTTTCTTTAATCAATAAAGCGGATTCTCGTTGGGAGTTTGACGATAATAATTATGGCGATTTGCCTTTTGCTACCCTGACAATCACTAATGGGCAACAGCAGTATTCTTTGGCGACTTCGCATCTTTCAGTAAATAGGATAGAAATTAAAAATTCTTCGGGAAACTGGAAACGGATTATTCAAATAGACCAGCAAACTTTAAAAAGAGGCGGGGCAATTAGTCCGGCTTCGGGCAGACTGGGAGGATTAAGCGATGCCGAAACAGCTTTAGCTCTTGGAGAAACAACTCCTTCTACGGGGAGAGGTGGAGCATATCAGGCGACTCCGGGAACCCCAACCGAATATGACCTTATAGGGCTTCGGGTATTCTTGTTTCCTGTTCCAAATTACACCCAAACTAAATCAATAAGAATTTACTTTAACCGCGGTCCGCGATTGGTAACTTATTCATCCTATACGGCTCTTACTTGGTCTGATGACGCTTCCGATGCTTCTTCGGCTTTACCCGGTTTCAGCTCTCTTTACCACGATTTAATCGCACAATGGGCGGCTTATGATTATGAGAGAAATTTCAAAAAAGACAATTCCCGTTTGGCGGAAATTTT